TGACTTCATCATCGCCTCTTCGGAGGACCCCACTTCCTAAGTTAGAAGGGGCGGGCAGAGTGCCATGGGTGTTGCTTAGCGCTCAGGCCCTGCCCGCCCCAACTTCTATGTAGAGAGGCGAGACGTAATGAGCAATCTGTGGGTAGACACTGATGACTTAGGTGTCTATGCGGATTCTGATTACGCTTACGAGGCGGTAAAGACTGCTTCTTACCTCCTCTGGGCCATGTCGGGCCGCAAGTTTTCGGGGACAACCCGAGTTACGGAGCGTTACGTCTCTGCCTACGACCCCTACCTCCGCTCCGGGTCTTCTCGCCTCACCTACACGCCGCAACTTATTGATGGTCAGGTTGAGAACGTTGCTTCCGGAGGCTTCGGTCGTTACTCCAATAGAGATTTCCTTGGAGATGGAACGAATGCTCTAACTCGGGTTCGTCTCCGGGGTCGTAAGGTCGTCAAGATTCACGCTCTCCGTGACCAAGACGGCAACGTCATCGACCCCGATACTTACTACCTTGCCGACCACTCAACGGTCTACGGCACTTCTAACGCTAGCTGGAGTGCGACAAACGTAGAGGTGACCTACACCTATGGAACACCTCCACCCACAGCCGGTAAGGCTGCTGCAAGGCTTCTAGCGACCGAACTAGTCAAGCTTTACGAAGGTGACGAAGAGTGCGGTCTGCCTCAGCGTGTGACATCTGTGGTTCGCCAAGGTGTTACATATACCATTCTCGACAACCAAGACTTTGTTGATGAGTTGCGTACAGGAATGTACGCCGTTGACCTCTTCCTCAAGACAGCCAACCCAGACAAGGCTCGTGCTCGCTCCCGAGTCTTTAGCCCCGACCAGCCTCGTGCTCGTCGCATTCAGGGTGAGAGCCCCGTTTTCGAACTCAGTGCCTACGACCTCTACTTCAACACCGAGGGCGGCACCAACGTCTACTACCTCAATGAGTTTGGTGGAGACTTCTTGCTCAACGATTCTGCGTGGGATGTCTACGCAGTCATCTCCAGCTACAACAACTCCAAAACTTTGACACTTGAAGGAGCTGCTGACCTAGACAGAACAGAAGAAACTATTCGACTAAGCGCAAGTTATTCGGACCTTCTTTCTGTTCTTGGACCCCGTGACCCCGGAATCTTGGACTTGTATGCAACTCGTCCAAGTCTTGGCAATCCTGCGGTCAACGAGGTAATCCACATGCTGACCAGCAACGTGGTTTACCAACTCGGTGACAGGGTTACACCGATTGCAATTGTGTAATAAAGACGAGAGGAACTAAAAGACATGGCAACGTTCGCTGATGTATCAGGCGTAGACGATGGGGCAAAGAACCTCGCTACGTTTCTTCAGGATGTTCTAGACCGAGTTGTCAACACTTACGACTCCTACTCCATGCCGCTTCCTTCAAAGCGGTACTGGAACCTTGCCCCGCCTGCGGTTGATTGCGAACAGCTAGTTGTCTCTCTTATTCAGATGTACATTGGCGCTCCCGGCGATGAAGCCACAGAGCCTCGCCGTTGCCACGACCCCCGTAGCGCAACACTCAACATCACGGTTTCTCGTGCCGTCCCCATTGTTGGACAGAACGGTCAGCCCCCAAGCGCAGAAAACATCGAAAAAGGCGCAACAGTCTCCGCTTACGACGCATGGATTTTGATGGAAAGCGTTCAGCAGTTTGATTCATGGGCCGGTAATGGGGCATTTGGTTTGGGAGTTATTGCCACGGTTGATGTTGAGGGCCCAGAAGGCGGATTCCAAAACACTCGAATGACCATCACAATGGCGGTTCCGTAATGGGAAACGTAATTTTTTATGAACCAGCTCTAGACCGATTTCTTCGTCAACCCGGTGGAACAGTCGGGCGGTTTTTAAAGAGAAAAGGTTTGCTTGTTAAAGCAGCCGCAAAGCGTCAAGTTGGCGTGCAGACAGGGGCTTTGAGAGCCTCCATCCACATGCGTCACTTCCGTGACCCCCGGGGTCAGTATGTAAAAATCGGGTCTTCCTTGCCCTACGCAAGGATGCACCACGAGGGGACTCGGCCTCACCTTATTAGGCCGACTAACCCGGGTGGTGTTCTGAGGTTCCAAACTAAGGGACAACTAGTGATTACACACCTAGTCCGGCACCCCGGAACTAAGCCAAATCGCTACCTTAGTGACAACCTCAGATTGATAAAATAACAAAGAAAAAATGAGCTTTTACAAACCCGTAAATGCTCAACGACACAGATAAGGAAGAAAGATGACAAACCGATTCAAGGACTTCGGTGCCGGAGGAGACGGTGTTAATAAAGACCCGCTCTCTTTCAAGCTATATGACGAAGAGTTCCACTGTCGCCCAGCTATCCAAGGAAAGGTTCTTTTGGACATGGTTTCTGGTGCAGAAGAAGGGGAGCTTGGTTCAGGTGCAGCAAAGGTCATTAATGACTTTTTCTCCACCGTCTTGCTTGATGAGAGCTACGAGCGTTTTGACACTCTTCTTCAGGACCCAGAAAAGATTGTCACGGTTGAGACCCTTGGTGAAATCACCGCATGGCTCGTGGAGGAGTACACGGGCCGCCCTACGCAGCAGCCAGAGCCTTCCTTGAGTGGGCAATAGACCTCTGGCCTTTTGTAAACGGTAAAGCCCTTATGAGCGGACTGAGATTGATGGAAATGGAGGCAGAAGAGATGACAGATGTCTTGCACTATCTGTTTGAAGACGACCTCCTACATTCCACTCCAGAGCAAGCCGAAGCTCAGTCTCGGTCTAGGACCGTGGTCTACGAGTCCCTTTATGGGAGGGCTTACAAGTACAAGATGAAGGGAACTTCTGGCTCTGGTAGCGGCAATTACCAGACATACGCAGACGGTTCTCATGTTCCATCTGATGGGTTCTATGGCGGTCAAGATGTGGATGAGTTTGACCCCACAGCGCAGATGGTTTCCAAACCCTACGTACCACCAACAGAGTTCAACCCCGAAAGTCCTCTGCCATTCGGTAGAGACCTAGACGCACCGCTTAATTAAGACTTAGACAGGAGGTGATGGCACAGTGGCAGTTGTAGGTGAAGCGCATGTAATTGTTCGTGCCATCACCAACCGTGTAAAGCCGGACATTGAGCGTGCGTTCTCTGGTATTGACCGAATCGGAGAGCGTGAGGGAGCAAGAATCTCTGACGCCTTCGACCGGGGGTTGAACTCTGGCGGTGGCGGTAGGGGAAGAATCTTCGGAGGCAAGTTTGCTGATGAAGCAGAGGCCGCTCGAAGAAAGTTCCAAAGACTTGTTCAAGTTGGTTACTTCCTCGGACCAATCATTACCGGTCTTGTTGGGGCAATCGGCTCTTTAGGTGCTGGTCTTGTAACTCTCTCTACGATTCTCAGTAGAGCGACCCCAGCGGCTATTGCTTTGGGTGGAGCCCTTGCGGCCCTAGCTCAGGGTGCTCTCACTGCTGTTCTGGCTTTTGGTGGAGTCGGGAAAGCCATTTCTGCGGGAAATAAAGCAACTGCATCTGGTGTAAACAACGCAAGAGCGCTAGAGAGGGCTCAAAAACGTCTTGCTGAGGCTATAAAAGCTAAAGAAGATTTTGAAGCTGAAATCACTGACAGAAACATCGAGCGTCAGCGAAGACTTCAAGATGTAAATGATGCTCTTGCCGATGCGCAGATTAATCTTCAAAGAGTTGGCAGGAACTACCTGAGAGCGCAGAAGAGAAGTCTTGATGCGCAGGAAGCTGTTACAAAGGCCAGAGAAGACGCTAAAGAGGCAATTCAACAGCTTCGATTTGAACTTGAGGGCGGTGCTATTTCGGAGAAGAAAGCACGCCTTGAGTTTGAAAAGGCTCGTGACTCTCTCCAGCGTGTTCAGGACCTCCCACCAAACTCTCGTGCTCGGCAGGAGGCAGAACTTGCTTTTGCCGAAGCAGAGCTCAACTTACGCAAGGCCATTGACCGCAACCAAGACCTTAAGAAAGAAGAAGCTGCTGCCACAAAAGCAGGAGTAGAAGGCTCTAAAGCTGTCAGGGATGCTTCATACGCAGCTGCTGAAGCTAAGCAGGCAGAAGAAGACGCTCTTGTTGACCTGTCTAGAGAGCAGCGAGACTTTGAAAAGCTCACTATTGATACTGCTAAAGCACGTAAAGAGCTTTCGTATGGAGAGTTCAAGAAGCAGATTAAGGAAGAGCGCCAAGAGCTTAAAGATGCTATTAAAGAGGCCAGAAAAGACCTAGAAGACCTAAAGAAAAATGCCGGTGGTGCTGCCTCTGCTTACCAAAAAGCCCTGCAAGAGCTGTCCCCTGAGGCCCGCAAATTTGTTGAGTTTATTGTTGAAAATAGGAAAGAGTTCCAAAAACTTCGAGATGCTGCAGCAAGAGGACTATTCCCCGGGCTAGAGGTAGCAATTCAAAAGCTTATAGACAAACTCTTCCCCGTTCTAATCCCCCTTCTAGAGGGAACCGGCGGTGCACTAGCTAATGTTGCCAACAAGATTGCAGATGTTGTTACAGAAGAGTCAAACCTTGAGCAGCTTGAGAGAGTTTGGAAGACCGGAGACAAGCTCATTGAGAACTTCGGCGGGGCTATTGCAAACCTTATTGACCTGTTCTTAACTCTTCTCGACGCAGGTCGTCCAGTTATCGAAGAGTTTGGTCAGTGGATTGAGGACCTAACTGGCGGCTGGGCTAAAGATGCTGAAGGAAACTTCAGCACTATTCAAACAAGAATGGAAGAAGCCGCAACTATTGTTAAGCGGCTAGCCGGAATTTTTGGAACGCTGTTTGACGCTTTCGGGTCTATCGGAGAGTCTGTCGTAAATGGTGGAGCCCTAGACCGACTACTTACTTACTTCGAAGAAGCATCAAGCGATTTTGCCACCCTCATGGAAAACATGAATGGTGATGGCTCTCTGGGTGAATACTTCCTCAAGGCAACAGAGAATGCCACCAAGGTTTTGGACCTCTTGGGCAACATTATTGGTGAGATTCTTAAACTTGGTGCAGGAGATGGTGTAGGAAGTTTCATTGACAGTCTCAATGAGGCAGTTGACATCTTTGGTGAGATTGGTGCAGAAATTGATGGTGCACTGCCAGCTTTCGGAGAGTTCATCGTTGAGTTTGCCAAAGTTATTAAGACATTCACTGAAAGCGGTTCTATCCAAACCTTCTTCGAGATTTTGACTGGCGGTCTAGAGGTAGTCAATAAAGTCTTTGGAAACGAGACAGTCAAAAAAATCTTCTTGTTTGTTGCTCCTATTTTTGCTGCTACTCGTGCTTTTGCCCTATTCGGTAAGGTCGGATTCTTTGCTTTCAAGGTCTTTGCTGGTGGAATTTTATTCCCCCTGAGAGCAATGGAAAAGCTAACAACTGCTCTTCTAAAAGTCCCCGGTGCTGGCGGAAGACTTGTTGGGAAATTCAAAGCGTTTGGCAGTGCATTTAAAGGGGCAGCAGCTTCAATCCTAAAACCAATTGCAAAAGTATTGGGTAAGCTTAAGGGCTTCTTTGCAAAAATTTTGACCATTGTGGGTAAGTTCCTCCTTACCCTTGGCAGGCTCTTGATGGCTAACCCGTGGATTTTGCTTATCGTTGCTTTGATTGCCATTGTCACGTTAGTTGTTATGAATTGGGACAAGATTAAGGAAATCGTTGGCAACGCAATGGCGTGGATTTCTGAAAAAGTCTCGGCGGTGTGGAACGCAATCGTAGAATTCTTCAAAACTGTTGGTGGAAAAATTATTGGTGCAATTGGCGACTTTGCTACGTCAGTTCTCGAATTCATCAATAAATACCACCCAATTATGGTGATATGGAGACTTATCTCTGAAAACTGGGAAGCGATTAAAACGTGGTTTGTTGAACTGCCCGGAAAAGTTTTAGATTTTATTAAAGAATTCGGGGGTAAAGTCCTAGAGTTTATTAATAAGTATCACCCGGTTATGATTTTGTGGCGTCTCATTACAGAAAACTGGGACAAGATTAAGGGCTGGTTTACTAGCCTACCCGGAAGAGTGAAGGACGCAATTGTCGGCCTTTCTACCAAAGTTGCTGAATTTATTAGGAAGTACCACCCAATCCTCATTTTGTGGAACAAAGCAAAAGAGCTCTGGCCCACTGTTTATCAGTTCTTCAAGGACAAGCTTGATGCTTTGATTGGCTTCTTCCGTGGACTACCTCAAAGGTTTAAAAATGCAGCAAGCGGGTTGTGGGACTTCCTGAAAGACGGCTTTGTTGGAATCCTGAACAAGATGATTACTGCTTGGAACAACTTCAGCTTGAGACTAGAAGTTCCAAGCAACGCAGTAACAGACTTCTTCAGAATTGGTGGTAAAGGTTTCACCATCAACACCCCCGATATTCCGCCAATTAACTTGGCATCTGGTGGTGTCGTCTACCCCCGCCCCGGTGGCACGCTCGCCCGCATCGCTGAGGCAGGTCGTCCAGAGCGTGTCGAACCTCTTGATGAGAATGGTCTATCTAAGAGGGATAAAGCCCTTGTTATGGCTCTTGCTGGTGGAGGCGGACCCGGGGGAACAACAATCAATGTCTACCCGTCTGAAGGCATGAACGAGCGTGAACTAGCCAAGAAGGTTTCCACCGAGCTCGCCTCAATGATGCGAAGGGGTGCTGCGTAATGGCAACGCAAGAACAAGAGAACTATTACGTAGACAAGGGTCTTACTCCGCTTCAGCCTGACCCGATTCAGAAGCTAAAGCTTCAGGCAAACATTGTTCTTGGTGACTTTATTTTTAACACCATTGACGAGTACGGAGTTGTGTGGGTCATCTCGGACATCGAGGGTTGGTGGCAACACCCAGAACCTGAAATGCCCGACATCCCAAGAGGTTTTGGAGACGGCTCTTACGATGTTCAAGGTCGCTATCTTGCTAGAAACTTCGTAATCAAGGGTTCGTTTATCACTCAGAACCCTGCGTTAGTAGAGCTATCTCGGGACACACTTGTTTCTGCCACCGACCTTGTATATAAGGGAGTATGGCTAAAAACTGGAAGTAACCCAATTAGGGCAACTTTTGTTCGCCTCAACGGGGAAATTTCTATCAACACTACGAACTCAAGGGGTAGAACAGACTTTTCTATCGGCCTCCGTGCCGCAGACCCTATCAAATATTCGTGGAATGACCAAGAGCCAGACGGATATGAAATCGTAGAGCTTCCGGCAAGGAACCTCACTCAGGGATACACGGGGTCCGTAAATGTTACAAACATCGGTAACTACCCGGTTCCTTGCTATTTAGAAGTTGTAGGAACTCTTGTCTCACCGGCAACTATTTTTAACCGAACCACAGAGCAACTCATCATCCTCACTCAGGGACTGAAAGGTAGCAGCTCGGCAAGCGTCGTCAACAAGCAACTGTCTTTTGATGTTGACCAACTTAAGGATGTTGCAACTTTGACCACAACCAGTCAGCACGGTTTCCGGCAAGGAGACATCGTGTTTGTGTCGAACGTCGGCACCGAGTTTGATGGTGAGCGCCTAATCACCTCTGTACCAACAAGCACCACATTTACGTTTGATGCAGACGCAGCTGAGGTGCAAGAAGTCGCTTTCAAGAAGCTGCTCAACGGTGTAGCTACTCTCCAAACAGTAGAAGAGCACGGATTCTCCCCCGGGGACTCAATCACTGTTAGTGGAGTTGACAGCGTGTTCGACGGCAACTACACAGTTGATTCAGCTCCTACTGTAAACACTTTGACTTTTTCCAAGACCCGTGTTCCGCCACGAACTATTATTTCTAAAGTTCTGGTTTCTAACATTGCAACCCTGACTACATCCGAGGCGCACAATTTTATTCTAGGAGAGAGTGTTACGGTGTCGGGGGTTGATACCAACTTTGACGGCACTTACGAAATTATTGCCATTCCGTCTTCTACGCAGTTCAGCTACGCAGCTACTCGAACAAACGCCAGAGGTATTATCAATAAAGAGATGTCTAATGACATCGTTACTCTGACTACTTCCGGCCCCCACGGGTTTGTTCAAGACGAGGGAGTTAACGTCTCTGGAGTAGACCTATCCTTGAACGGTGGCTATTTCATTGACTCACTGACCTCAACAACTTTTTCATATCGAAGAACTCGTGCTACAGAAAAGTCTGTAAGCATCAGGGCTAGGTCAGGAAATGTTGCCACTATCACAACATCTGCTGCGCATAACTTCGTGGTGGGGGAGCAAGTAACGGTCTCTGGCGTGGGGAGCGGTTTCGACGGGACGCACACAATCACCACTCTCCCAAGCAACACGACGTTTACCTACGCAAACAATGGCTCTGCTTTAGTCTCTGCTTCAGTGTCTAATGCGACTGTTTTCTCTAAGAGTCGAGTGATTAAGTCTTACCAAGTGACAGGAAATGTTGTCACTATCACAACCAACAGTGCTCATGGTGCAATCTTTGGCGAAGAGGTAATTATTACTGGAACTGGAGATGTTGACGGTACATACGAAGTCACGGCGATTCCATCGTCAAACACTTTGCAGTATGCCAAGACAATGAGCAATGTCGCCTCCACAGAACCAACTGGTGCGTTTATTGAGATGTCTGGAACTATCCAGTCGGACGCTGTTATCCCAGACGGGACCGCAACTGTTGCTGGAAGCCTCCCCTCTTCTGCTGCAACTGGAACAGCGGGGGTCTCGGAGGATGTTTCAAGAACAGAAGCATTCGGCTCAGTCATCAAGAAGAACAACGTGCAATTCACTCCCGGTCTGTCTGGTAATGCTCTTCTCAGCCCCGAGATTTTGGAAATTGACACAAAGAATCGTGAGGTTGCCTTCAACGGAGAAGTCGTTGGGGCTCGTGGTCGGATTGATGTGCTTGCTGACTTCATTCAGCTAGCTCCCGGTGAGAATATTATTGAGTTCCAAGACGAAGGAGCTCCTGAAGGAGAAGCAAACCTAAGGATTTTCTACAGGTCGGGCTGGCTGGCCTAGCAACACAAAGACGGGAAAAAGATGACATTCCAAGAGACAGTTGAGTACAGGTACTTTCTCACAGACCTGTTGAGCAACAACATCATCTCTGAAGTTCCTTTTAGAGAGGTGAGTTTCTCTCGTGCAAATCGCCGTGCTGGTGAGTTCAGCGGAACCATCGCATTCGTTGAGGCAACTAAAGGTCTAGACCTCTACGAAGCAACTATGCCCGGTCGTACCGGTATTTATATTATGCGAAACGGTGTGTGCGTTTGGGGCGGAATGATTTGGAGTAGGAACTACAACGTAAACTCGCAGACCCTTGAAGTGTCTGGCGCTGAGTTCATAAGCTACTTCTATCATCGAAACATCTGGCAGACAATTCAATACGGGTCAGATTTTGTGGGTGTGGCTGCCTACCAAACATTTAACGGAACAGCCACTATTACTACAGAATTTCCTCACGGCTTTAGAATTGGCAACAAAGTAAGAATTGGTTTTGTAAATCCAACAGTAGACGGTGTTCAAGAGATTACGGCTGTTACATCCGCAACTACCTTTGAATTTTCAACCAGTTCAGCCAACTCAAGCGGTCTTAGCACTGCTGGCGCAGTTCGGAGTCTTGTCGATGGCTATGACTTGGCTCGCAATCTCATTTATCAAGCCTCAACCGACCTAGGCGGTCTTGCATTTGCCAACGAAGTAATTAAACCCGCTAAAGAGTATCAAGCTTCCGTTATCTCAAAGGAGCGTTCGTCAAACGTCGTCACCCTGAGGACCTCTGCTGACCACGAAGCGATTCCCGGGCAAGAAATAGAAGTAGTTGAGGTGGGCTCTGGCTTGGACGGTGTTCACACAATCATCGAAGTGCCTAACTCAAGAACGATTCGTTATCAGCTTTCCGGTCCAGACCTTGCTAGGACCTCGCTTTCCGGGATTCGTTCCATCAACGCCATCAGCAAATCTCTAACAAGCAATGTTGCAACTCTTACTCTTGACCAGCCTCATGGGGCTTCAGTCGGACAAACAGTAATCGTTGAAGGCGTAGATGCTTTTTTCACTGGTCGTCTGGACACCACATTTAATGGGCGATTCACCATTACGGGAACACCGAGCGCAAACAGCTTCACTTTTAGCTCCGGTGGGATTCTTGATGTACCAACCGAAGGAGTAGCTGGTGGTCAAGCAACCTTTGGCTCAAAGTTTATCTATGGCGACTACGGAAGCTATACGTCTAACTCAGATATCGGTATCGAGTTTGAGAACTTTAACCTTAGCGGTTTTTATGGAGATATTCAGATATACCGAGGATTCGAACAAAAAACAGTTGGAGAGATTCTAGAAGAGTACTCCAACACTGTCGAGGGCGGATTCGACTATCGCATTGACTGCGACTACGACTACACAACTTCTTCTTTTACAAGAACATTCAAAATATTCCCAATTGAATTAGCCGAAGCACCTCCCCCCGGGGAGCTTTACGCTGTCTCTGATTTAGGGGCAAATTTAAATGTCTTCGAGTATCCGGGAAACATTGTTGAATTTTCCGTTGAGGAAAGTGCAGAATCTGCAGCAACAAGATTTTTCGTTGTTGGCAACATTGAAGACTTGACAGACGACGCCAGCCAGCCGTATGCAGGCGCATCTGCAAAAGACATGCTTGATAATCCAACTGGCAGGAGCTGGCCTTTGCTGGACCAGAAAGAGCAGCTAGACGAGATTCAAGATGAGCTAACTCTTTATCAGTATGCAGAAGACTTCTTATACGAATCACGACCGCCTATCGGAGTTATATCAGTAACAGTGAACGGGACAATTTCTCCGGTTGTTGGGAGCTATTTTCCGGGAGATTGGTGCTCTCTCATCATTGACGATGAATTTGTTAAGCAGCGTTTGGCGAGCGACCAAGAACCGAGAAGCGACATCTTGGTTCGAAAGATAGACACCTACGAGGTCTCTGTCCCAGACAACCCGTCTTTTCCGGAAACAGTGACATTAGAACTTATTACAGATTGGAAGGTAGACCAGCGTGGCAACTAGAAGAAGAGCGAGTAGGCGGGGACTAACCGGTTCCCTCACAGAGATGCAGAGAAGGCTTAGCTACCTTGAGGGCCGTCCTTCTCCATCACGGTTATCAAACCATGTTGTTACTAGAACAACCATCCAGCCTCAGGCTGTAGCAACAGACCAAATTGCTTTTGATGCAGTAACCAATGACCAAGTTGCCGCTGACGCTATTGCTCTTCAGCAGATGCAGAACGACTCGGTTGGAACTTCCGAACTTATTGCTGATTCTGTTACTCAAGATGAGTTAGCCACAGATTCGGTGACTGATGATGCAATCGCTGGCGATTCGGTTGGTGTATCGGAATTGGCAAATGGTGCGGTGGATACGGCTGCCATTCAAAACGATGCAGTAACAGAGGAAAAAATTGCTGCAGATGCGGTTACAGAAAGGCAAATTGCTTCAGGAGCCGTAGGCAATTCGGAGTTGGCAAATGACGCTGTTGCCACAAACAACATCCAAAATCTAAACATTACAACAGACAAACTAGCCAATGGTGCCGTAACCTCCGCCAAAATTGGAACTGGTCAAGTTCTAAGTAGCAACATAGGTAACAGTCAAGTTGTAACGAATAGTATTAATGACAAAGCAGTGACCGGCGCAAAAATCGCTGACGCAACAATTGTTGCTAGGAATATGGCTTTTAATAGCGTTACGGAGGCAGCTCTTGCCGGTAATGCTGTCTATACAAATGCTATTCAGAATGGTGCCGTAAACTCCGCCAAAATTGCCAATAACAGCATTACTTCTGCAGATGTAAATGGGTCTATCTGTACCTCAGCAGCAGGAGTATCCCCTGTGGTTGCTAGTTTAACTAGCAGCGGTCAAGTGAGAGTTAATGCAATATTTGGAAACGCCTTTGGCAGTTTCGCTAGAGGAAACCACACTCACAGCCAGTATGTCCAGACTCACGTTCACGGCTTCACTGTTGACGGTGGTACCCACAATCCCACCGGAAACGGCTACCACGCTCACGCTGGCACCACTCGACAAAACAATTATTCTTCTAAAAGATATAAGAAAGAAATCTCTAATCACGAAGTTACTGACGTAAGTAAGCTTCTTGATTTAGAGCTCGTAAAGTTTAAGTACAAGAATAAGTACAGGGACCTAAACCGTGGACAAAAGTGGCAGTACGGTCTTATCGCTGAGCAAGTAGAAGAGCTCGGGCTGCACGAACTTATTGAGTATGATAAAGACGGACAGCCAAATAAAGTGGACTACGCACTTATCGGACTCTTGTCTCTAGAGCTCATTAAGAACCAGCAAGATGAGATAGACTCTCTGAAGAAGCAAGTACAGCGACTGACGGAGACGAAATGATAACTTACGAGTTATATAATGTAGAAGGCGAAGAGCCTCATCTACAAAAGGTCATTACAGCTGGTGAAGACAGGTATACCACTAATCTGACCTACAACAACACCGATGAACTTGACCTCATTGACGAAGCTGTTGTCAGCCAACACATGAATAATCTTGCGGCATACACGGCTTTTCTTGGTTCGCAGATTGAAGTACTGCCCGATGAGGAGGCAGCACACTCCGCCTATCCACTAAAAAATGCCGATGATATTATGAAATACCTTGACATCACCAGCAGGTGGTGGCAGTACTTGTATTACAGAAACGAACCTGACCCGGTGGTGCTTACAACAGGGGGCTCTGTCGATGTATGAGGTAAAAGACGGCTCTCGAACCCTACAATTCAATGGCAAGTTGCTCGCAGAGTCCTCTTCGTGGCGTAGGGGCTCCACCCGATGGATTGAGTTCCGCCTCTACAAGACAGAAAACGGTTCGTACATCCTTTCCCGCATCGGTGTGTCGGTTGTATTCCACGCAGCCACTTGCCCCCTCGTCAAGAGGTACAACCTCATGGAAAAGGGCGTCCAAGAACTCAAGGACGATGCCATCCCCTGCGAGGAGTGCTACCCCTCCACCGACGTTCCCATGGTCTTCCCCGAGAAAGACCGAACATGGGCTCAGGTCAGTGAAGACCCGGAGGCTGTGCTGGAAGCCCTTTACAAGTACGACCAAGGTGGGGCAAGATATCTAACGAACGTCGCTCAGCGGCTGCTAGAGCACGCATCAAATATTGACGAAAACATCGAAAAGGTCTATAGAATAGAGATGATTCCTTAGACCAACGAAGAAGGAAAAATGACGACTGAAGGACGAACTGACCTCTCCGGGGTGCAACTGCACCTCGTAGACAACGTTGAGAAGGCGCAAGCATTTCTCAGATGGCTTGGCGAGCGCCGACCCCACAACGCCATCGCAATCGACACCGAAACCGGAGAACTCCCGGGCGGTCAAAGGAACGACGCTCTTTCCCCGTGGCACGGTCGCCTGCGTTTGGTGCAAGTGGGTGACGCTCAGCAGGGTTGGTCTATCCCGTGGGAAGAGTGGTCCGGCGTCTTTTATGAAGCCATGGAAAGATTCCACGGGCCCATCGTCTGCCACAACATCGCCTTCGAAGCACGCTGGTTTGATGTTCAGTCTCGGTGGCAGATTCCTTGGGAGCGTGCCCACGACACAATGATTATGGCGCACATCATTGACCCCCTTGGGTCCGGTGCGCTGAAGACGCTCTCTTCTCAATACATCGACCCAATGGCTGCCAAACTGCAGGAGGGGCTTGACATGGGCCTCGCAACCAACGGCTGGACTTGGGGAACCGTTCCTATCGACTACGAGCCCTACTGGTCTTACGGCGCTCTTGACCCCGTTATCACCATGCGCCTGTGGGAGATGTTTTACGAGAAGTGTGGTCCTCAGGGTCCGTACCACCGTGCCTACGAACTTGAGATGGGTACACGCAAGATTGTCACCCGTATGGAAATCAACGGTGCCCGAGTGGACCTTGACTACTCCAAGAAGAAGTACGAAGAGCTCATTGACTACACCGAGAAAGTGAAGTTGTGGGCATACAACACCTACGACACTTCCATCACAAGCAATGTCCAGTTGGCAAGGCTCATAGTGAAACTTGGTGGCGAAATTACGGAGTTCACCCCTTCGGGGCAGATGTCCGCCAACAAGGACCAACTGAAGAAGTTGACGATTGATGGCAACCCCGAAGTCAAGAATTTGGCAGAGACCGTTCTCAAGCAGCGCAAGGCAGACAAGCTCGCTACGACCTACTTCCTCAACTTCATGGAGAAGCACGTTGATGGTCTCCTCCATCCCTCTGTGAAGACTCTTGGTGCTCGCACTTCTCGCATGTCAATCACAGACCCTGCCCTGCAGACCCTCCCGAAGGGCGACGAGACTGTGCGTCGAGCCTTCATCCCCAAAGACGCAGACCACGTAATCATCACATCGGACCTCGACCAAGTTGAGTTCCGCATGTTCGCCTCGCTGTCGAAGGACGAGAATCTCATCAGCCTGTTCCACCGAGCAGACGCTGAGGGCTCTGACCCGTTCACCGAGATTGGTCGTCAGGTCTATCAAGACCCGTCTATGCAGAAGTCCGACAAGCGACGCAACCTCATCAAGGGTGTTGTGTACGGACGACTGTATGGGGCTGGCGTAGCAAAGCAGGCAGTTACGGCTGGTGTCCCAGAAGCTCAGATGCGTGCTGTTTCTGATTCTTTCGATGTGAACTACCCCGGTATGGCAAAGTTCCAAAAGGAAGTTGACAACCTTGGACAACAGCGTCTCCGTTCTGAGGGGCAGGGCTATATCCATACTTGGACTGGTCGTCGTATCCCCTGCGACGAAGAGCGCACCTACACCTTGGTTAACTATCTCATTCAGGGTGGTGCAGCCGAAGTCTTCAAGAGCAACCTCATCAAACTGGACCAAGCTGACCTGACCGACTACCTCATTGTCCCGGTGCATGACGAGATTGTTCTGCAGGCTCCTCGCAGTGAAGCCGAGGAAATCAAACAACTTGTGAAACAATGCATGACTACCACCGAAGGCTGGGCCGTCCCTCTCACAGCCGATGCTGATGGCCCTCTAGAGAATTGGGGAGCGAAATACTGACCATGAACAAGTACCTCGAAAAGGCACTTGAAATAGCGGAGACGAGCAAGTGCCGATACAAGCACGGCTGCGTTGTAGTTTCCCGAGGTCGTGTCATTGCTCAAGCTACAAACAAAAAAATTGGCGACCCATCAACAGAGTGGCGTCGCTCCCACATCCACGCTGAGATTGCGGCTGTAATCGCCGCTGGCTCAAACGCCAAGGGCTCGAAGGTTTACGTTGCCCGAATCACCAAGGGCGGTGCCCCAGCGATGTCTAAGCCTTGCAAAAAGTGCGAGAGGTATCTGAAGAGATACGGAGTATCGGAAGTGGTGTGGACATGAAGACGCTGGTGATGGCAGTTGACCCCGGAAAGACGACAGGATTCGCCCTCTTGGCGTATGACTCACATGCATTGACCGTGAAAGTGCAGGAGTCTTCAGAGCTGACTGCTGAAGAATTTGGACAAAGAGTCGAAGAAATTTTGAAGTTGGAGTCCGACCAGAGCGAGCTTTTGGTCTGCTGTGAGAGTTTTATTATCAACGCTCAAACTGTCCGAAACTCTCAAGCCCCCTACTCCCTAGAGCAGATTGGGGTCCTCAAGTATCTCTGTCACCGCTACGGCTACGACCCCTCTAAAATCACCTTCCAAGCCCCTGTGAACGCCAAAAACATGTTCCCTAACCCAAGACTCAAGGAACTGGGAACGTGGCACAGGGGCGGTGCTGGGCACGCTAACGATGCCATCCGGCATGGTCTGCTAAGGCTGGTCAAGGAAGGCTGGGTTCCTAGGGCCCTCCTGAAAGATGCCTAACAGAAAAAACTAAAAAACTCCGCACAAGCTGTTAGGCATGTGCTACACTGAAAGACGTAACGACGAAAGGATGGCAAGTTGCCAGTTCTGATAGACCTCGACAACGACAAGTCGCACATTCAAATTAACTGCGACTGGCGGTACAAAGAACTTTGTAAGAGCATCCCCGGGTCTTCTTGGTCAACCCAAGAGCAGGTTTGGCGTGTCCCTCTATCGTGGACAAGTTGTCTAGCCCTGCGCTCGACTTTCACCACCGACCTTGAGATTGGCCCAGAACTAGTTGACTGGGCGACCAAGTATCTCAACAATATGGTTGACCCCTCTCTAGCCCTCCGTGAACTTGAAGAGTACGAGGGTGACGAAGACCTTTTCCCCCACCAGCGTGCAGGTGTTGCGTACCTCGCAACAGCCAAGCGTGCTCTCCTCGCAGACGAGCCGGGTCTAGGTAAGACCGCTCAGGCCATCCGTGCGCTGAAGCGTCTGAAAGAGCAAGGCGAGGATGTTTTTCCGGCTCTTATTGTCTGCCCCAACACACTGAAGAACAACTGGGCCCGAGAGTTCAACAAGTGGTGGCCCGAGGTGACAACTCAGGTTGTCAAGGGGACAGCAGCAAAGCGGAAGAAGCAGTTCGAGACAGCAGTAGAAAGCAACATTGATGTCATCATCATCAACTGGGAGTCTCTGCGTACCCACTCACGACTGGCCCCCTACGGCTCGGTCGCCCTTACCCGATGCTCAGAATGTGGAGGACATGATGAAGGAGTTAGCACCAACCGATGCGAGGTCCACATCCGAGAACTCAATGAGATTGACTTCAAGGCCGTCATCGCAGATGAGATTCACCGTTCTAAGGACCCAAAGTCTAAGCAAACTCGTGCGCTTTGGTCAGCGTCGGGCGATGCGAACATTCGATTTGCGCTCACCGGGACGCCGATAGCTAACAACGTTGTTGACTTGTGGAGCATCCTGCACTGGATTAGCCCCAAGGACTGGCCCAGCAAGACGAAGTGGATTGAGCGAATGATTGACACGATGCTCAACGCTTTCGGTGGGATGTTGGTTCTTGGAGTAAAGCCTCACATGCAGGACGAGTTCTATCGAAGCATCAATCCTCACATGCGACGGATGTTGAAACAGAAGGTGCTTCCTTGGTTGCCAGAGCAGATTCACGAACGCCGTGACATTGAGATGTCTACGAAGCAGAAGAAGGCATACGAGCAGATGCGTGACCTGATGCTCACAGAGTTGGAGTCCGGTGACGTTCTCACTGCTCCCAGCATTTTGACGCAGACCACTCGTCTCAACCAGTTTGCAAACTCTTACGCAACGATGGAAGTCAACGAGACAACAGGAGAGATGAAGGCTGTTCTCGCAGAGCCCTCGTGCAAGGTCGATGCTCTTATGGCGGACATCAAGAGCGGAGACTTCGGTGAAGACTCTGTTGCTGTCTGCGCCGTTTCTCGTCAGCTCATCGAACTTCTTAGCGCAGCGATGACGAAGAACAAGATTGAGCACGGTCTGATTACAGGAGCGCAAGACGAAGACGAACGTCAGAAAGCTATTGACGACTTCCAAAGTGGTAAGACAAAATGGATTCTGTTCACCGCTCAAGCAGGAGGTGTCGGTGTGACTTTGACTGCTGCTCGTCGGTTGGTGATGCTCCAACGCCCGTGGTCTCTCGTAGACCACAAGCAGGCGGTGGACCGAGTACACCGTATTGGCTCTGAGATTCACGATTCCGTCATCATCACGGACTATGTGACCGAGGGGACTATTGAAGAACGTGTTCTGCAGGTTTTGGAAACCAAGGCAGACAACTTTGAGCAGGTCGTCCGTGACAAGGACCAACTGCTTTCCATCCTCAAGGCAGATAAGGCAGGTAAGTGATGAGTGGCGTTGTTCGACTTTCTAACTCTGAACTACAAACGTTCAAAGACTGCAGGCGCAAGTGGTGGTTGCAGTACTACCGACGGCTTCAACCCAAGTACAAGGACGTAACTGGTGCCTTGGCTCTCGGTAGCCGAATCCACGAAGCGCTAGACCAGTACTACTCAAAAGGAGTACCCCTCCTTGAGGCGCACTCAAACCTTGTCAACGCTGAGAAGGCTCTCCTTCTTGAAGAGTTCAAAGATGTATCAGAACTTGAGAAGGAAGCAGAGCTTGGACACATCATGCTCGACGGCTACCTTCAGTGGGTCGAAGAGAACGGCATTGACGCTGAACTTGAGATGGTCTCGACAGAAGAGCAAATCACTGCTCCGCTCTTCAACGGGGAAGTCGAACTGACAGGCAAGTTAGACATGCGAGTTGTTCGCAAGTTGGATGGAGCCCGGATGTTCCGTGACTTCAAGACCGTCGGTGGGTCACTTAGTGACTTCGCCAATCTCGCTCCGATGAATGAGCAGATTATGACTTACATGCTTCTCGAATCCACTAAGGAAGACGAGAAGAATCGTTCTGACGGTGGCATCTTCACCATGCTCAAAAAGGTGAAGCGCACCGCCAATGCACGGCCCCCTTTCTACGACCAGATTGAGGTCCGTCACAACATCTTCACCTTGAGGTCCTTCTGGGACCGCATCCACGGCACCATTGCTGACCTAATGCGGGTTCGCAAAGCCTTGGACGAGGGGGAGAGCCCAGCGTTCCATGCGTACCCACGGCCTAGTCGTGATTGCAAGTGGAAGTGCCCTTTCTTCAACGTCTGCACATTGGTTGACGATGGAAGTGCGGCTGAGCAAGCAATTAGCGAAATGTTCGAGGAGGCGGACCCATACGCCTACTACGGAACACAAGAAACAAAAGGAAGCGAGTGACGCATGAGTGAAATCCAGCGGTCTCTGACCGTCATGGTGTATGGCGAATCAAAGGTGGGTAAGTCCTCCTTCGCCGTCACAGCTCCCTATCCGAGACTCATGCTTGACGTTGAGGGTGGACACAGGTTCCTCCCTATCAACGTGAAGTACTGGGACCCGCTTAGGGAAGAGCCTCCTGTTGCTGATGGCACTTGGGACACCTGCGTGGTTACGGTTCGTGACTACGACACGGTTCTCAAGACCTACCAGTGGCTTCAGGCTGGCAAGCATCAGTTCAAGTCCTTGATTATCGACTCCATCTCGGAGTTGCAGGTCAAGTGCATGGACAGCATCGCAGGCAACGAACAAATGAAGATGCAGCAGTGGGGCGAACTCCTTCGCCACATGGGCGGTCTTCTTCGTGACCTTCGTGACCTCACGATGCACCCGACCACACCGCTTGAGGCTGTTGTTCTCACTGCGATGTCTCGGGTGACTCAGGACGGAAAGCACCGTCCTTACCTACAGGGGCAGCTCGCCATTCAGGCACCGTACTTCTACGACATTCTCGGTGCCCTGACTATCGAGAACTTCCCCAACGAAGACCCACTTCAGCCCCCGCACAAAGTTCGCCGTATGTACGTCGAGCGCACAGCGGACTACGAGGCGGGAGAACGAGTTCAGGGACGACTGGGCTCTGTCGTAGAACAGCAGAACCTCAGCATTGAGGTAATGCTGGACACCATTTTTGGCCCGAGGCAAAGTACTCAGGCTGAAAGCACCAACAACAAGAAGAAGGAAGAGGTATCAGCATGAGCACCCTCAACTGGTCCGACCTCATCAAGGATGCAGGCGAGACCAACAACAATTATGAACCGCTCCCGGACGGGGACTACGAACTCGTAGTTGTCGAGGGAGTCGCCAAGGTCACCCAATCGGGTAAGACCATGTTCAGCGTCAAGACGCAGGTTGAGGCTGGTCCTCACGCCAAGCGCCTTGTCTGGGACAACCTCGTTGTCTCTCCCGACAACCCAACGGCACTTGGCATCTTCTTCCGAAAGATGTCAGCTATGGGTCTTGGCAAGGAGTTCTTCGACTCGAACCCGACCAACGCTCAGATTGAGCAGGCTCTTGCCGGTCGTAAGTTCCGTGGTCAGATTGGCTCTCGGACCTACAACGGTCAGAAGCGCAACGAAATCAAGAACTACTACCCAGTTCAGACGGCTGCTGCTCCGCAGACTGCGGCTGCTCCGGCTGCCTCACCAGCTCCCGCAGCGGCACCACCGCCTCCTGCGGCACCGGCACCGACTACGGCTGAGTCGGCTCCGAGCGCAGCACCTGCTGCACCCTTCTAAGCTGTATATACACCCCGTATATACACATAACGAATGGTTAGAGGAGCCGTCCAGTCTTCGGATTGGGCGGCTTCTCTGGTTATGAATAGATAAGGACAGATATGAAGGTACTGATTACAGGTTCCACAGCCTCTCAGACCACTTTCGGTAAACCGACTTTTGCAAACTTCCTTTACGAGTCTCTAGTACACGCTGACGCAGACGTTACGTTTGTTCTAAGGCCATCTGTAGACATGTCGATGGAAGAGCTTGAGCAGTACGACAAAGTTCTCGTAGGCATCGCTCCTCCCACCAGCGTCACTGCTTACAAGGTCTACCCAGCATTTGCCATCGCTTACAGAGCATGGAAACTCGGCAATCTTGAGATGTTTATTGACGCCCCGGAGCCGCACAAACTTCAAGCGTCGATTAACTCTTGTCGTACTGGGAAGTCAGACCTGACGAAGGATTTCTTTAGCAGAAGGAAAAACTATTCGGACTTTGTAGCTAGCAACCAGCTGCAGAACGAGGTCAACGGTTTTATAGCGTTTCTTCACAGTAAGAAGTGGCCTCACACTTACTACCCAGCGTTCCCGTGGTCGGAGAGTAGGACTATCTACCAAGACAGCTTGGTCATGGGTGCAAACAGTCTTATCTCTCTTGTTCCAGACAGTTGGCTGTTTGAAAAGAACTACGTCAGTACGGAGAACGCAACCCAGAGCAACTACTGGACAGCCGACGCAACCAACACGGTTTGGCTTAGGAGCACCAGAGAGCAGCTGACCCAGAAAGTTGTCCTTGCTCAAAGTAAGAGGTCTGAGACAGAGCAAGACGTAATTGACAGAGTTCGAGGGTCTATTGGTTCTCTCATCTCGGTCTACCGACAGGGGCAGCCTTGGTGGTCCCCGCTGCTCGCTCAGTCGCTCAGCATGGATGTGCCGGTCATTACGGACTGGAGGCGTACCAGCCACATGGGAGCGGAGTGGTCTTATCTAGCGACTTCCGTCGAGGAGATGAGTCACACCGAAAGATACGAACTTGCCTCGTTCCAGAAAGAAAGTTATATGAACAACATTCCGACATGGGATGAGGTTTCCAACGAACTAAGAGGGATTTTGAGCGGAGACATCATCGTCTCTTCCTCGAATCCTTTACTTCCATAACCCCAACCAGTACAATCAAATAAGAAAGGAGCCAAAATGGGCAACCTTGATATGAAGTGGATTAAGGAGCAACTGCAGGCTGCTCGTGTAAGAAAGCCTGTAGGCGACGCAACCATAAAGCTCATCGAAGTCTTTGACGAGATGGAACTGACAGATGAGCACCGTGAAAAAGCAATCGAGATGTTCTCTAAGCTGGCCCTAGGTCACGCTTTTGTAAAGGATAAGAAAGGCGAAGTCTGGATTCCAGCACGCCCGGGAGATATCCGAGTCTCGGAGATTGTTCGTGTTAGAGCAGACGCTTTCTCAGGAGACATAGGGACTCTCCACAACGGACGCCAAGGCGTAGTTGTGGGTGTTCGCTACGGTGATGTCATCATCAAGAGCAACGACGGAAAAACTCCTACTCTTGATGGAGCGCACTACCCGCCTGACAAACTGGAGAAACTGGTCTCAGCATGACCACAACAGCCACGCTGAAGTTTGTAGTTGAGGGTGACAGCTATCAAGAACTGAAAGAGCGTGCTGATGCAGCCATCTCAAAGTTTCTTGAAATCTCTGACGAGTTTGACTTTGAAGATGATGACGAAGAGTACGAAGAAAACCCTCCAGCACACAAAATTGATTACGAGCTTGTTGTGTCTGAAAGCTCCGATATCTCTAGCGACCACCAGTACACAGCCGAAGTAATAGCAAGGATAAAAGATGTCAGACGATGACAAAACGACACCAGCACCAGAACCCGTTCTCCCCCGTGTCGAGGCTCTCAGAGAAGCGGCACGGATTATCGCAGGGGATAGAGATGTTCAGTACGGCGGACCAGAAGAGAATCTGACAAGGATTGCAAAAATCTGGTCCGTTCTTTTTGAGCGGGAAATAACAGCCGAAGAAGTTGCCATGGCGATGGTCGGTGTGAAACTTGCTCGATTTGTTTCTAAGTCAGGGTTCCAACCAGACACTTGGGTTGACATTGCCGGTTATGCCGGTTGCGGTTATGAAGTAGGGAAGCTAGCGACAGGAGAATAACTTCGTAATGAGGAAGATGCCATGGGAATTCGATGAGGCTAAGTGTCGAGAAGTCGGAGTTGAAATCTTCTTCAACAAAGACGCAGACGACCCCGAAAGGGTTGGCTTCCCCTCAGACCACTACCGACAAGCGAAGAAAATCTGCAACACCTGCGTCCATCAAAATGATTGCGCACTGTGGGGAATAGAAAACGAACTCCACGGTATGTGGGGAGGGCTGACCCCTAGGGAGCGCAGAACAATGCGTGGAAAAAGCAAAATAAACATTCCTAAGACAATCCCATACTCGCCAAACAGGTAGAATATAAGCATGAGCGCAGAACGGGTTATGGCACCACTGCCAACATGTGAAGCGTGTTGGCTTAAAGACCATACTCAGTGGGAACCCGAAAGCTGCGACGATGATGGGAACATTCTCATGCGTCTAAAGGGTGTAGACATCCCTCAGAAGTACAACACCCAGACCGTAGAAGTTTGCTCTCAGTGCGGGAAAATCACTATCTCTGGGATTTACGAACTTCGTGACCCAGAAGCAGACTCTTTCACCAATCAAAAAATTTCTACAATGAGCCGAAACACAGAGGCCCACTTCGACTTAGAAGAGTCAGAAGAAGAGTAGGCAAGTGAAAGACGTTCGTCTGGGAGAGTCCCTTTGGTCCCACTGGGAGGGCGAGGGCTACTTCTCGGAGAACCATTCAGACCTCGTGTACGTCACCCACGACCACGTTGAATCCGACAACGAAATCGTGCTTAGAGCCCTAGCCTCGACTCTCCAGAGAGACGGTGTAGTGGACTCGCTGGGAGACGGTTTTAAAGCCCTAGAAGGGGCTCTGTGGGACTTTGGATACTCAGGGTATGTAGATGGAGACACCCAACTTTTCGCCTGCGATGAAGATGGCGAAACCGAGTATGGCGACTATGTAGACCAATCTCTACCAACCACTTGGGTGGAAATTATACAAAACTAGTCCAATATCCCGGATTTATCTCGTCTAATCTACTATTATGGTGGCGTGTGGAAACCTGCCGACAACCTGAAGTGGCAGTCGGATGCTTTGTGCTCCAAACCCCAATTTCGTGAGAACCGAGAATGGTTCTTCTCGAAAGAAGCCAACGAGCGCACAGAAGCGAAAAACTTGTGCTACTCGTGCCCAGTTCGAGCTCAGTGTCTGCAGTGGGCGCTAGAGCATCGACAAATTTGGGGCATCTGGGGCGGCAAGGATGAAGTCGAAATCCGCAGAGCTCTCTCCGTGTCTTACAAAGGGGAGGAAACTAGAAGGCGTAGATTCCCTCACTGTCCCTATTGCAGTGCTCGTCCCTCTAAGTTAGAAACCAGTACTCAAGAACTTTCTGGTGGTGGTCGTTGGACTACCGCCAAGATTGTGACTTGCACCGTATGCCACTTCTCATGGCGTAGCAGGACCAGTGTCAACGCTGTCCATGCCTACCAGCTTGACCGCCAGCAGAGAGAAGAGAAGAAGCAGAAAGAGCGTGACCGCAAAGCCCGAATAAGGGCCAAGGAAAAGGCCCGAGCTAAGAAAACTAAGAAGTAATACTAGCTCCGGCTGCCTTTTCGCAGAAAACTAGGTTGCTCTGCATTCGTTCGTTGTCTGGCTCAAGTTCTACGGCGTTACGAGCGTACTCGGCGGCCTTTTCGTACTCTCCAAGGTTGTACGCAGCGATTGCAGCGTAGTCCCACGGTGCTGCACCCCATGATTCAGCCTCGCAAAGGTATTCCAAAGGCTTTTCTTTAATCTCCAAGGCGCTCTCGGCTGCGTCTAGACACTGACGCCATTCCTGACGACCGTAGTAGAGCTTTGCAAGGTCAACAAAAGGCTCCCTACGACCGGGGGCTTCGTCAACAGCCTTTCTAAACCAATGCTCTGCCTCGGCGGGCAGGGACTTACCAATAAACCGCATTGAGGCAGCACGCTCTGGCTTCCAATGGGCTGTAGGTAGTTCCAAGTGCCTCTTCAGCTCTGCTGCTGCTTCCATGTACTGACCGTAGAAGTAGAGCTCACGACCGTAATAGAAAGCGTTGCGGTCGTTGTAGGGGTCTTCCTTAACCGAAAGCGCAAGAAGCGGCAAGTACTGAGACCTGCTCTTAGTGTTGTCGGGGTGGTGATGGGTCTCTAGACCGTCAATCCAACCCTGCATCTCTTCAATGCCATATGAGTAGATGCACTCATGTACCGGATGCCGCCAACGGAAGCCTTTACGAGCATGAATGTGGTCGTAAGAAAATTCAAGCCCGGGCGTGCCATCTTCGTTCCACGACCAAATGTGCTTGTAACGAGGGCGGTTGATGCCCTTCTCCCAAGCTTCTTCTAGAACCTGTTTCCATCCGGGAGTGATGACTTCATCCATGTCAAGGGACACGCACATGTCGATGTCGAGAGGAAGTGCAGCGAGCGCCGCATTGCGTGCGTCGTCAAATCGCCAAGGACTAACCCGCACATCGACAACATTGATACCCAACTCACGAGCCTTCTCCACCGTCCCGTCTGTAGACCCAGTGTCAGCAATTAGCAGGTAATCCGCATCCTTTGCTGACTCGTACCAACGCTCAACAAACTGTAACTCGTTGAGTGCGATTGTGTAGATAGCAGCTTTCATCATTGTCTCCTATATCACGCTTGCCGTACTTGCGATGCCTGCCCAAGGTCAGCCAGAAACTTACCGTGAGGGGTGGCTATGTCTAGATGCTCTTCTTGAACTTGCATCAAAAATTTATAATCATTTTCGATGTGCTCTGGAATATCATTGTCTTCATAAAGTTGTTTGTATGTCTTGTCATTAACTTTAGAAACTCCCTTTGCAACAGAGAGCCAACTTTCAAGAAGGAAAATATCTCCTTCAAAATCCGTGTAACGGGGGAGCCTGTATTCCCAAGTCGAAAGAATAGACTTTAACCGAGGCGGAGTATTCGAATCTGACTGGTAGTGCTTCCAAAATTCAGTGTCTGTACGACCGCCCATGTAATGGAGATAGACAAAGTTGAAAATGCTGTCGTTGATTCGGCAAGAATAGTTATTGAACTCGTCAATACTCTTTTGATTTCTGTTCTTAACTAAAGCCATGTCTTTGAGAGCGTGCTTTAGTTGAAGAATAGTGGCCCAAATTGACGTAGCCTCAAGTGGCTCTATGAAACCACTTGAGAGACCTACGGCAAGGCAGTTCTTTGTCCATGGGGTCTTGTAGTACCCCGGGGAGAACTTGAAGGACTTCTCTCGGGGCCACACAGGCTCTTCACCTAAGAACTCGATAATTTCTGCCTTAGCCTCTTCATCAGTTAGATACTTTGAATCAAAGACATAGCCGCAGCCGTACCTGTGCTGCAGAGGAATCTTCCACGACCAGCCGTATTTCATGGCTGTTGACTCTGTGTAGGAAGCCAAGTTGTTGGGGTCAACTGGCAGAAAATACGGCATTGCTGAATCTACAGTTAGGTATTTGGAGTGGTCTTCCCACTCGCTCTCGTAAAGACCACCTATTAGTCTTTTCGCAAAGCCAGTACAGTCAATGAAGAAATCTCCCTCGATGCTCTCTCCAGACTCCAACTGAAGAGACTCAATCTCACCGCCTGAGTTAGTTGTCTCACCGACTACCTTCCCCTCGATACGGATGATTTCTCTTTCTTCCGTAGCCACTTTTTTGAAGAAGTCAGCTAGGGCAATTGCGTCAAAGTGAACCGCATAATTTGCATTGTAGAGATACTTGAAAATTGGGTCAGGAATGGCCTGACTCTCATACTCTGGGTGGAGATGGAATGGAACTTTATTCTGCTCACAGAGTCTGTCTATGTAGTTGTAGTCGGAAAATGATTTTCCAGTTGCTTCTCCATAAGCAAAGAGCATGGAAGTGTCAAAGAGATATTGGTGATTGTCAAAAGCGCTTAAGCCGACTTCCTCACTAGCAGCAAACCCGTGATAGTAATAATCACCGGCTCCTTGCCAGTTGACAAACTTGATTCCATTTTTGATAGTCGTGCTTGTTTCCTGAACCAACCGTGACAACGGTATTTGAACACTCTCTAGGAAATGCATAAACGGCGGAGTAGTTCCCTCTCCAGCACCTAAGACGCCAATTGAATCTGACTCAACCAGAGTGATTTCTGAGCTGGGAGATTTGTAGCGAAGATAGAGAGCAGAAATCCAACCCGCAGTCCCACCACCAACGACAACAAATTTGTACGGCTTTTTCTCTTCCATTGTCACATCGTCTTTCTTATCCAAAATTGGTAGTCATTGACTAAGACTTCCAATCTCTCCATATGAGTTAGATAGAAAGCATCAATAGCTGCCTTGGGCTCTTTCGAAACCCCGAGACCGGCGGACCACTGGTAGTCATCGAATGCAATAATCCCACCGGGTTTCAAGCAATCAAAAGAGTGAACGGCATCTCTCATAACAGAAGGAGCGGTGTGGTCTCCGTCTACATAGATAAAATCAAAAAACTGTTGATTGTTCTTGAAGAACCAGTCGCTGGTTCCCTTAAACTTGACAATTTTTCTTTCTTCACGAGCCTTCTGGGTTTTTGCATCGTAGACAGTCTCTACGGAACCCCAGTTCATCCCATGATGTACCGGCTCGTCTGAACCCTCCCAAGTGTCAACATCAATAAGAACAGAGTCGGGGTGCTTGAGAAGATTAAAATACATCCACAAGCTTGCATCCCCCGTGTAAGCACCAATTTGTAGAGCTCTAATTGGTGTGGAAGATAGTTCGCTCAGGTGGGCATGAAAATTTGCTTGCCCGTCGTTGGCGAACCAATTGGGGAGCTGGGTCATTATTTCTCTCCATCTGCAGTGGCAAGACCACTATAACAGTTGGCGGAGAGAAATGGGCTAAATAGCGCTAAGAGCCTTGTGAACTAGGTTCCCGACCATGGTAGCGGTATGAATGCTGCATTGGTATCGGTAGCCGTTTGTGGCAGCAGTTACCGGAACATTCCAATAAACCGTACCTGAGGTCTGCTCCTGAGCGTTGACATCCACGTTCACGGTTCCGTCTGTGTCAACGTGGATTAGGCCACTAGAGATGTTGGCGAACCCAGAACCAGTGTCTTCCTGAATCCTGAAGGGGTGGCTAGTAAGACCACTCAATTTAAAGGCGATTGTGGCCCCACCAAGGACATAAACGTCTGGGTTGTCTCCGCTGTAGTGACTGTTGAATTGATACCCATTAGTACCGTTAGGTGTCACGACGAGCTGAGCAATCGCAGGAAGAGCAGCTTCGTCATAGCCCTTGTTAGCGTTTGTAACCTCATCCAGACCCGTAAAAGTGGTAGTTCCTGCAGGACCTGCGGGGCCAGTGGGACCAGTCGGACCCGTAGGACCGTCTGCACCTGTGGGGCCAGTAACAGTCGAGTCCGCACCTTGAGCGCCTGTCGCACCCGTAGGACCCGTTGGTCCAGTAGGTCCTTCTGGTCCTGTTGGACCATCAGACGGTCCGGTGGGACCTGTCGCACCCGTAGGACCCGTTGGTCCACCAGATGGGCCTGTAGGTCCTGTAGCCCCGGTGGGGCCTAGGATTGAACCAATGCTGAGGAACTGAGAAGTGGTTGTGTCCCAGACGTACAGTTCGCCGTCCGCTTCTACAACGTAAGCGTCTCCAGCGACACCGCTACCGGGCAAATCCCCTGTTGTGGCAACTTCTCCCTTGAGGTTTACGGCAGTGCCATCTTCACCCTGAGGCCCGGTGGGACCAGTAGGTCCGTCAGCCCCTGTCGGACCCGCAGGTCCTGTGTCGCCTAGGGGACCTGTAGGACCGTCTGCGCCCGTGGGGCCTGTAGGCCCTGTTGGCCCCGTCGGACCACCACTTGGACCGGTGGGCCCAGTCTCTCCAATGGGACCAGTCGGACCAGTGACCGAGGGACCAGTCGGTCCCGTCGGCCCTAGGTCACCAATGGCAACAGCTTCCCAAGCGCTTGTA